CGAGCGTCACGCTGTTGTCCTGGAGTCCGCCGACACGAGTGACAGCACCCGTACCGAACGCGGTCGTCTCGACCTCATTGACCGAGATGTTGAGTGTCACCGAAGCGACATACGAGCTCACGTCGGTGCCGCCAAGCACCACGTTCGCGTTAGTCAATACGAGCTTTGCCACTTGGCTAGACCCCCTTCAAGGTGTCGTCGTGTTCCTTAGTCATTCTAGCCGACGATTTGGACGGTTCTACAGAAACGATCCGACCAGACCCCAGCAACCCGCAAAGCAGCGCCAGGCTGCCAATCTCCTCCTCAGAGACGAGCTCGCCACCCGTCTTCCCATACACCGTAAAACCCTCCACAACCTTGTACTGCTTCGCCATCTCGTCTCCTTATGCGTACACGATCACGCGGAACTCGATCATCAGGTACGTCGTATCGTTACCGTCGATCGTCTGAATGCTACCCGCCGACTCTACGATACTCGTCCTCGCATACCCGCCAAGCGTCGGATCAGCCTCAATCGCATACCTGATGCCGCCCTGATCATAAGAGAGGTACGTGTCAAGGCGATCCTCTGCGCTGCGCTCCGCCGCGCGCCCAACAATCACAGACACGCGGTACGTCTGCGTCACGAGGCCATTACTCATCGCGCCGTGATACTCAATCGTCTCCAGGCTCGGAAACGCAAACGGCGCGTTCAGATTGTCCGGCTGCCGATCATACGCGCGCAGGCCCGTGATCGTACCGAGCGCCGCTGCGAGCGCCGTCTTGATCTCGCCAACGGTCGCGCTCACCTTGCGTTCCGCATCTTCCGATACGGCTGCACAAGCTGCTCCACATCAGGATCAAGAAACCGCGACACACGCACAGCACCAAAATCCCCAAACCCGGCAACGCCGAGCGGCGAATCAAACCTCTTGAAGATTCTCGTAGCCTGGATGATTGTCGCCGTCTCAATTGCCTTCGGGATCGCCGGCCACCCCCACACAGCCGTGACGCGCACGAGTGCCTGCCCTTCGCCCTGGAGGACGCTCGTCGTCGGGAACACGTAATCCCCGACAGCGCGGACACGATCATACGCCCACGTAATTCCATCCAGCGTGCCGTTCAACGGCTCGAGCTGGTAATCCGTCGCAGCAAAAGTGACATCCCACACACCATCGCCGAGCGTGCTCGTCTCGATCGTGACGGCTGTACCCGCCATGTCATCCGTCTGCACGTACAGCGAATCATTCGTCGAGAAGACGCGCACCGCCGTACCAGCATTGTAGAAGCTCCGCATGGCGTAACCGTCGATCAGCCTGGACGCGGACTCCACGCTGCCCTCGAGGAGCGTATCGTCCGTCGAGTCGGAGATGCGAAGCGCAGCCTTTACCTGTTCGAGCGTGCAATACCCGTTAGCAATCACGCGCGATCTCCGTGAGCTTATTCTGCTGGATCTGGGTCATCTTGATTCCTCTGCGCTTGTTACAGGATTCGCAACTACACGCTAAGTTTGATTCTACCGATGATCCGCCCATGCTTACGGGAATCAGATGATCAATATGCATATCGGCGAGACTAATTGATTCCTGGCACATATAGCATCGGCCGCAATCACGCTCATAGATAAGCCTTCGTCTTGCAATTGGAATCCTCGTCTTGCCTCCCCGACGCTTGAAAACATGATCCATCGATTTGCATGTTTTGCTGCAATACATGGCATCTCGACGTTTATGAGTCAGATCATTTCCACACCTGACACAACAATCGTGAGCACGAGGCATCAGTCTGTTCAAAGATTGTCTCTGACGATTCTGATACCTATATCCGCATTTATAGGAACACGTTACTTGCGCCCATTGCCATGGCACAAACGATTGACCACAAAATAGGCAGTCAATCTGAACGGCATTTTTTCTGGTGCCGTTCGTGATCGCCATGCTCGTATTCTACCCGCCCGTGGACAGGTTAGAACCATGAAACCGGTACGTCCACGTCTCCTCCGGCACACACACAAACCGCGCGCCAGCGTCGAGCGCGCGAAGCCAGAAATCCCAATCCTCAAACCCATACGCAGAATCAGAGCGCCATCCGAGCTCTTCGCAGAGACTCGCTCGGATGAGCGTTGTCGCGGGAATATAGTTCTCACGCCGAAGCCGATCAGCATCAAACGGACTATTCGGATTGAAGCCGCGACCCGTGACGCGACAATACGAGTAGAGGATATCCGCCTCAGCCGAGTGCGCCACGAGCGTTTCTAGGTGATGCGAATCCATCAAATCATCATCGGCTAGTTGTGCAATCCAATCAGCCTCAGCAGCGATGCACGCTGGCAGCATCCGATTCAGCATCACCGCAGGGCCAACACGCTCATAATCCAGCATCACAACATGCGCCACCGGCTTGAGCGTCTGCGCCTTCACACTCTCCACGCACTCAGCACGAAACTCGGCGCGCTCCGGCAAGCTCGGCGTCATAACGACTACGCGCAATGATCCCACCGAATACCAGGAGACTCCACACCAATCAATAACCGGCGAACACCATCCTGCTCCACATGATCAACAAGAGCCTTCAGATGCTGCACAAACGCGCCACGCACAGCCCAAATAGGAACCCCATCCGTCTGCAACCTGCACGACATCGAATAATCCGACTGCGAACCATTCCCCCCACCAATCGCCACGAACGGATACTTCCGCCACAACTCGCGACTCATAAACGTCAGCGTATGCCCAGCAAACCACGTACGCACTTTCGCATCAGACTGTGCCTCAACATCCTCGCGCGTCGGCATCGTATAACAATCCAACGTAGCCATATCCTGCACAACCAAAGGCTCAACCGATAGATTCACAATCGATGATCGCTCATCCACATTGCAATACGCCGTGACAACTTCGCCGTCCACATAATGCTTCAGCACAAGACTGAGCGCATCAGCAGTCGGAAGCGAATCATCCGAAATAATCCCAATCGGATTGTAGTCGCACTCATCGATCAGAGCCGGCAGAAGCCCAGCTATCTGATGCTCGGTATAACGCTCAATCCAGAGCTTGCTAATCGGCAACGCCTCAAGCGCACTAATGCACTCGGGAATCCTTCGCGGATTCATAATGATCAAGAGTGGTCTAGCCATGCCCACAATCCCTGCGCCTCACGCTGCGAATCAGCCAGGCGCGCATACCGCTCCCACACCGAATCCGACAATAGATCCTCGGAATAATCGCTAGGCAGCGCAGCATCCTTACGCGTATTCGACCCGAGCAATCGTGCAGGCGCACCCGCAACCTTCGCATACGGCTGCACATCCTTCACAACGCTCGAGTTCAAGCCGACCATTGCGCGCTCCCCAATGATCGTCCACGGATGCGTCACGACACCCTGCCCGAACGTTGCAGCATCATCAATCAGCGTGAAGCCGCCAAGGATACTGAAGCTCCCCATCGTCACTCCAGCGCCGAGCTGCGAATCGTGCGCGATATGCGCGCCAGCCATCAGCAAACAATCCTCACCAACAATCGTCGGCCTAATGATTCCCTGATGTACCTGGACAAACTCGCGAATACACGCACCATCACGAATCACAACGCCCTCAGCGCGATGCGGCGACCCGACACCACACGGATACGATCCGCGATGCTGCGCCGGCGCACCCACCACCGCATACGGGCCAATGTAGACACCATCACCGATCGTGAGCGGCCCCGTCAGGATCGCCGTCTCAAACACCTCACAATCAGCACCAACGATTACCTCGCCATGCGTCTCGTCAATGATCATCGCGCCGCCTCCACAATCTGATTCGCCAACTCCGTCACACGCCGAAATGTCACCCGATTATCGGGCGCGCCCTTATTGACCACGAGCGCCGTATCGCTCAATCGGCGATACACCGCACTCTTCGGCGCATCATCCTCATCAAAGACGTGCTCGAGCTCTTTATCACTCGACACGATCACATCATCGATCTGATCCCACAACGCAAAACCTCGAGCACCACCAAGCGACACCGCACGCTTAGGCGCGAACTGATCCGTCCGCGCCTCAACCAGCGCAGTCTTCCGGCCACTCACCAGCTTTGCTGCCACGACGCACTCTGTCACCTCAGCACTATCGACTAGCCAATCCGTGCCAGGCTCCCACTCGACCAGCATCGCCAAGTCATGCACCATCATGTCGAACAGGAGTGGCGCGCTCGTCCGATTGCCAACCGAGTAACGCAACGCATGAAACGTCACGAGCTCGCCTAGTTGTGGCTTGAACGTGCAGAGCGTCTGCCAAGACTGATGCGAAAGCATCGTATAGTCAACGACTACCTTCCGCTGGTTATAGTCGGCAACACGAAAGAGACGCACATACTCATCCATTGTCGTCACGCCAGGCTTGGCAAGCATCACGTTCGCATACGAGTGCAACGCTTCTGATGCTGCCATGAATATGCTGCCGATCGGCGCGCACACCACCACGAGCTTCGGATGCGTCGCCTCGAGCGCGTCACGCATCGAATGAAACGAATGCAGATTCTCCGTCTTCGCATCCGCAAGCGCACGCGGATCAGGATCATGCACACCCGCCAAAAAATACGCGGGATGATCGACAAGGTTTCGCGCCATGATGCGACCCCAATACCCGTACCCGACGAGGAGCGTATCGATCACTTCTCCCACCCATTCCGCACGCGCGTCGCAAGATCCCACTCAGCCGTCGCCGGCAACCCATCAGCCTGAACGTTCGCCCACCGGTACTGCATGTACGCCTGATTCGCTGCGAACGTTCGCGCATTGTGCGCCTGATACTCAGGATTGTGCTCTAGCGTAGACGAATTATCGTGCCGCACATCCACCGTCGAATACTCAACGGGAATGCCCATGATCCGAGCGCGCTGCTCGTAATCATTGTCCTCAAAGTACGCTGGGTGGAATCGTTCGCAGAATAGGCCGACGCGCTGCACGACATCGCGACCAATCCACGCGCAACACCACGGCGGCGCGCCAGCCAGCACGATCCGATCAGGCTGAAGCTCGCGCACATACTCCTCAAAGGGATCATTCGCAAACCACGCATCCGAATTCAAGAGAAGCCAGCCAGGCGAATACGGCATCGCCTTTATGCCGAGATTCCACGAGCCAGCCACACTCAACCCGTTCGGCATCCGCCACACATAGACACGCATCGGATCATCCTCGTCAAGCCACGAACGCACCATAGCCTCCTCGAGCTCATCACCATTGTCCACAATGATGAGCGCATCGACACACCACACGAGGCTCTTTACGCATCGCTCAAGGAGATCATGCTGCCCGAGAACGGGAATGATGACAGTCGGAATCATGGGCGCCAAGTCGCGAGCCGCTCGAGCGCTGGACGCCAATGCTCCGCATACACACGATCCGCGTGATACTCCCGCATCCCCTCAACAGCCTTCGCACTCTTCTCGCCCTTACGCGCATACGCCTCGCGCAGACTCGTCACGATCTGCGACACATTCGGCGTGAAAAACCACGAATCCTGGAACGGATCCCACATCGGCTGCCCATCAATGATCCACCCATCAGCGACGAGCTCGGGCTGCGCCGTCCAATTCGACACGATCACGGGCGTCCCGCACGCCTGCGCCTCAATCACCGGCACACCAAAACCCTCACCAGCCGAAGTCGCAAGCAGCACATCAGCACTCGTATACAGCGCCGCTAGTGCCTGCTGCGGAATATTCATGCGGTACAGGTACTGATCAACGAACCGCACCTGTTCCTTCTTGATGCCGCACCCGGCGATCAGGCGATGCAGATTCACACCACCGAGCGCAGCCGACTCATCCGTATGCAGATACAGGATCGCGTCAGGATGCTCGCTCGCGAACACGCCAAACGCAAGGAGATTCTCACCCCACGACTTCCGCGGCGGCGTCCGCCCCTTATTCGCAGAGTTCATCATCACGACGAAAGCGTTCGGATCATCGATGCCCATCAGCTCGCGACCCGTCACATCGCGACCCGTCGCATCCTTGAAAGACTCCGTAGGCTTGAATGCTTCCGGCTCGAGCGCGTGCGGAACATAAAGATGCTCTAGCCCGTCGAGCGTCATCATCTCCGAACCAAACTTGCTCATCGCGATCGGCATCACATTCGGACGCATCAGCCACTCAGTCACCTCTGGCGGCGTCGGCTTGTGATCAATCGGACACCACGCAGCAATCTTCGGAATCCGCATCACGCTCGGATTCTTCAACGCCCACACATCAAACAAGGCAACGACCAGACTAGGAAAATCCGAACCACTAGCCCAATGATCAGCGTGCGCCTTCAGAATGTCATCCGAATACTGCGTCACGCCCGTCGGATACAGCTTGACGCCATTCCAATCCGTAGACGATCCAGACAGTCCGAAGTTACAAGCTACGGCTACTTCGTGACCATCACGCATCATGCGATCGATCACCTGAGCCGTCTGCACGCCATACCCCGTCGCGGCAAAAGGCGCATTGCTATTCCACAAGATGCGTTGTCGCGTCACTCCAGGCACGCCGGGTGCGTGCTTCGCTGCTTGTCTGCGCTGCGCGCGATTCGCCACTAGGTTCCCTCCAAATAGAAACGGGCCGCCTCATCATAACGATGAGACGGCCCGAATACTACTCTTCGGTGCTACGAAGCAGCGCCGATGAACGTCTTGATATGGCTAGTCTGCGGCAGATTTCCGTCGCAGCGCATCGACGCGCGGAACGTGACGAGATCCGCGTTGAACGCGAAGTCGTCGGAGCGGTCGAGGCGGATGCCACCGACGGTGCGAACGTAGTACGACGGCATGTGACCGACGAGGACGCTCTTGACGCCGGTACCGGCGTTGCTCATGTGCGGGTTCTCGTACACGGGCTTGCCGAGCAGGAGATCGCGCTGGTTGCCGTCGAGCGCCGGCGAGAACACGTAGTTCCCGGCGGTGTCCTTCAGCTTCCGCATCGCGCCGAGCGACGCGCCGTTCGCCATCCAGCCGACACCCGGCAGGAGCCGAGCAGCGCCGTCGAGGCTGTAGTACAGGTCGATCAGGTTGTCAGCGGTGAACGCACCGGAGACGCCCGTTCCACCCGTGATGCCCGAACCAGCGGCCGTGACGATGCCGGTCGGAGCGGTCGTTCCGCCACCCGTGGTCAGAGCCGACTGCACGTTGAAGCCGAGGCCGTTGCCGATCTGCTCCGCCAGGAACGCGGTGATGTCCACGCCGGCATCCTCGATCAGCTCGCGAGAGAGCTGAATGATGAAGCCGTACTTGAACGCGCCCAGCGTGGTGAACGAGTTGAACGCCGGATCAGACTCGCTGAAGTTGGCGCCCTGAGCCGTCACCGTGCTCGAGGAGCTGTAGGTGCCGATCGACGGGATCTGGAGGTTCTCGCCACCAGCCGTGTTGAGGATCGTCGGAACGTCGAGCATCGGGCCGACGAGACGAGCCTTGAGAATCACCTGGTCGAAAAAGCTCGTAGGTACGGGGCTGCCCGTCGAGCTCGTCAGGATGTCGCGCTTCTGGAAGTCGAACGAGCGAATCTCGCCGCGAGCGAGCTTGCGGATCGCCTCAGCGTCCGTGTCGTCGCCAGCCGGAGCCTCATCCGTGCGAATCTCAGCAGCCACAGCGTCGAGACGCGCGGCGCGCTCCTCGTCAGCCTTGAGCTGCTCGATCACCTGAGCGCGCGTGTCAAGATCGGCGCTGATGCGATCGTACTTCTCCTGCTCCTCAGCGGTCAGGTCGCGGTTCTCGGCGCCTGCCGTATCGAGGATCTGCTTCGCCTCATGCCACGCGGCCTGGCGAAGATCGTGCTGTCGCTTGATGTACTCCGACATGATCTACACCCCTTTCAAGGGTAACGGTTTGTGTACTGCTACCGGCCGCGGCTCCGCGAATCCGAATACGCTCGCGGCTCCGCAAACGCACACATAGGATAACGCACCAAAATAGTGGTACTAGACGCGAGCAAGCAGCATGTCAAGCTGCTTCTGCTTCAGCGCCAGCATAGACGCCACATCATCACGCTCGGAGCGGAGACGCCCGATCGCCGTGTCAAGCACCTCGGCGAGCTCGTCCGAAAGCATCTCGCCCTTCTCCAGCGCATCAATCGCCGCGTTCAGCTTGTCAGACTCGAGGCCCGTAGCCTCCACCAGACCGTCAAGGCTACGCACGCTCGCCGTCGTCGCCTGATACGCAGGAAAGCCCGTCACGATCGACACTTCGTGGAGACGAACCTCGCGCAGTTCGCGCGTCTGCCCATCAGCACTCCACGAATCACCACCACTCGGAACCGAGAACCCAAACGACATATCCGCAACGTCGCCGCGCTTGATCAGGTACGCCATGTCGCGACCAGCCGTCGTATCGGGAAGATCCGCCTCGACGCGAAGACCATGCGAATCCTCAGCGAGGCGCAGCGTCCCGGCACGCTTAGACGCGAGCACCTGCGTCGTGTCGTGATTCACGAACATCTTGATCTCATTACGCGAACGCAGCGACCGCGAGAATGCGCCAGGCTGAATGCGCTCAATGAACGGCAGCGGCTCAGAATCAGAATTGAAGACAGCGCCATACCCGACAAACGTCATACCCGCGCCAGCCTCAGCGTCACGCAACTCAAAATCATTTACACAGACGCGACGAGTCTCTACACCGTTCTCCATACGAAACAGGTTAGCACTAGGCTCGCTCACCACACGAGCACGCACGAGATCCTCATTCCGAATCTCCTCCGCCTTCGCATCAAACCACGCTATAGCAGCATCAGGACGCACAGGATCAATCCCCCAAAGATAGAAAGCGACAGCGCCAGCACCCGGAAACTCCTCAAACTCTGGATTCGTATTCTGCTCTGCCTCCAAATCAACCATGTGACGAGCAGCCCATGCCGACACGCGCACAACCTTATCTTCGCTGATCTGACCCTCAGCCATCAGGCGAGCCTCACGAATCGTTCGCTCCACCAACCCATCACCGCCACGCCCAGCCTCGTAATACTCGAGACCACGAGCAGCCGCATCACGAATGTACTCGGGCAGCGTCAGATCAACGGCGCGCTCCTCAGCACGCTCAACCATCTCCGGCAACTCGGCAGGATCAACCGCTCCAGGCTCCAGCGTCGTAATGCCAAACCGCGCATACTCCGCGCGCACATCAGGATTATTCTCGATCGCTAATTCGATATTCCAAACGTCGAGAAGATCCTTCACCATCTCGCTCTTATACGCGACCTCTGGCATCGCCGAATCACGCATGTAGAGATACTCGGGATCAATGTCGACAGCCTCGAGCTGGGCGATCGTCTCCTCACGACGGCGCTCGCGACGAGCCGTCACGATCAGCACCTCGCCCTCATACTCATCCACAAAGCGCACGACATTCTCAATCGGAGAACCATCCGCGCGAAACAGCGTCTCGTCAATGTCAACGACGATCGCGGCTGGCCCGTCAAGGTTCCGCTCACCACCCGGCTCCATATCCTCCGCAAGCGACACAGCGATCATCTGATCAATAGCGTCCTGCTTCGACTCGTGACACCCAATCGTCGTCAGCGACCCATCAGTCTCCTCCTTGACGGTCGCCCACCCCGAACAATCAGGCTGCGTATCTGTAATGAAGTAAGGCACTCTTACCTCTGCTTCTGGATAATGACGCTGACAGTATCCGAACCCGAAGCAACCCCGAAGAGTGCATCGCCAGGGTAGAGCGTAAACGTGTGCTCATCCTTGCCATCAATGTGAAACCCATTACTCAGTGTCACCGTCGGGCCGCCCACATACACCTGTTGCGCCGACGAATCATTATGCACCGTCACGAACTGCGCCATAACGTCAGGCCCAGCAAGTTCGGTGGCGGCGGTACCTAGCGTCACCTGACGAGTGACAAGACTCACGCCTCATCCACCTGATACGCCGCCGCAGGATTCTCAGGATCAATCTGTGCGATCTGCTGAAGCTGCACACTCGGCAGACCCGTATGCGGAACACTCGGCAAGCCAAGCGCCTCGAGCACAGCCATCGGATCAAAACCGCTCTGGATCATGCGCTGCGCGATCACACTCTTAGTGTTCAGCTCGGTCAGGTTCGACGCGGCAAGATCAACATTCGCAAGCGGAACGCGATTCACATCGCCACCCTCAACCGGCGGCAGATCCTCATACCGACGCACATCATTCACAGAGAAGAAGCCAGCCTGCAAGCCCGTTGAGAATGCTGCGTACCGGCTAGCCGTATCGCCACGAAGCAAGCCATTCACGTTGAAGGAGAGGAACGCGACGCCAGGCAGGAGCCGCGAATACGAATCCTCGATCTTGACGATGTACGGGCGGAGCGTATGCGTCACAAACTGAATGCCATTCTGCTCCACGCTCGCGTAACTCATTGCGCCAGGCGTCGTGACACCAATCATTGAAGGCGGACACCGGAACGTGCGCGCGATCTCCTCAACCGCGAACTGCCGCGATTCGAGCATCTGCGCCTCATTCGGCTCCACGCTCGTCTTCGTAAACTTCGCACCACCAAACAACACACCCGGCCGATGCGAACGCCGCACCGAACGATGCTGCTGCTCAAACGAGTCGGCAAGATCCTTCGCCTGCTCGCGCGTCAAATTCCCCGGATACTCAATCAGACCACCAACGGTCGATCCCTGACCGAAGAAGAGCTGGGCAAACGCATCAAGCGCCTTAGCGAGTCCGAGCGTGTCCTTTACGAGATCGATGCGGCTACGACCACGCAGCTCGCCTGGCATCCGCAGCTCAGTAATGTGGATCATGTCCTCATAGGCGACGACTTCGCGACCATTGCCGATCACGTACTCGGGACGGCGCGTCACCTTATTCAAGCGAATCTCAACCGCTCGAGGATTCAACACAGCAAGACCGGCGACGCCCTGATCGTCACGCAGGATTCGCGTAAACGAATTGCCATTGATCAGAAGCGACACGAGCACCTGCTGGAAATGCTCCGTCCTGGACACGCCAACCTCGGGCAAGTCAAGCCACGCTGGGCGGGGACGATACGGCGTCCGCGTCCCATCACGACGAATATACGAGTCCACCGGCAGCGTCGAGATGCTATCGGCAATCAGCCGGACGCACGCATACACCACGCCAAGCTTCAGCGACTCGTCCTGATTCATCGTCACGCCAGCCGGCGTCGTCAGGATCAAATCATCCCCAGCACCCCACAGGCTCTGGAAACTAATCGCGCGCTCCTCACTCGAGCCTTGCGCTGGATTGAAGATACGACTAAGCACTAGACCTCTCGGCGGCGATCGCGAACACTAGGAGAAACACACCGAACACGATCAGGCCAGCCGGCGCGAACACAAGCCCCGCGCCCACGCTGACCATCAGCGCGCCAATGAATTCCATTACGAGTATTGTAGCCGCCCATTTAGACACTAAAGAACCCCGGCATGATCGCCTCCTCAGACTGAATAACCGCACCATACGCTGCCATCACCGAAGCCACAAGAGCATCGATCCGCTGCCGCTGCCGCATCTTACTGATCTTCCAACCTCGGTCGCTCATTTGACCGGAACAATGAAGCACGTGGCTAGCGTACTCAGCATCGTCACCCGCGTGACAAATCTGCCCCTCACCAAGCATCGCATAGAACGTCTGATACGCATCAGCCATCGTCGCGCTGTTTTGCGGCATCGTCACCATAATCAGACCCTCATCATCTAGCGTCTGGGCGGATCGCTCAAAGAAGCGCGGATCGTAGAAGCATCCGGCGAGTTCGTATTCGGAAGCGACCCAGCGAATGTACTCCTCGACTTCGCCAAGATCAACGTTTCGGCCCGGCGATGGCGTCCAAATCTTCGCCTCCAGCACGAGCTTGTCATCGTCACGCTTATGCGCCATCACCAGCGCCGTCGAATCATGCACGATGCCAACATCAATCCCGATACTGATCCGCGATCCAGGCTCAATCACCGCTTCGCGATCAATCGCGTTATTCCACCAATCAGCCGGAATCCACGCATTCGCACCAGCAACCCACACACACCCATGCAACTGAAGAACCTCGCTCGAGGATAGTTCCGGGTTAGCAGCCTGACGCGCTAGAAACTCCTCCGTAACCCACGACGCAGGATTAGCCAATTTCATTGCAGCCACTTCAAGGGGATCTTTCGTAGGCGCGCTGTAGTTATAGATCAGCGTCGAAGCGTCCGTATTGCGACTGATCGTCAAGCCAGGATGCTTTTCTAGATTGCCGATCGCTTCGTTCCGATCCAGCATCCTGCCGAGGATTCCCGACTCGCGATCATTCGCATCGCCGGCGGTCGTGATCGTAAATACCTGAGTATTCTTCCGCGCAGCGCCAGCCGTTGTCAGCTGCGCCCACGCCTTCCGCTGACTCGGCTTCGTCCACGACGCGAGCTCGTCCGCAATCACCAGACTCGGATTCCAACCCGCGAGATTATCGCCACTATTCGCCATGCGGACAATCTTGCCGCCACCGTCCGCTCGAGCAATCTCGCCAACATACTCGCGAAGTTGCACCATCTCCATCAGCTCGGGATTCTTCCGAATGAAAGCCACACACGCATCAAACAATCGGCCAGCCTGCTTATCACTCGCCGCAGCGAGCAGGATCTCAGGACTCGTCTGGTCATTGAAGAATCGGTAAAGCGCGTAAGCGGCGAGCATCGATGTTTTGCCATTCTTGCGAGAGCAAATCATTACGATGCTTGCCCAGGCTGGCACAAGCCCCTCGGGATCATCCGTCGCCAACGACTCGCCCATAAACTCGAGCTGCCACGGCTCGAGAACCAGCGGCTTCCCCGCGAACTGATCAATGCTTTGGATCAGATAGTTCTCACACCACCACGCGAAATGCT